GGACCACATTCTGGTGGACCGTGTGGGGTCTCATCGCGAGCCATTTCTTCACAGCACCAGACGCCTTGGAGTAATTTGGAGCGGCTGCTGCTGCAGGAGCGCTGCTGACGTTGTTCGACTGTCCTATATTGTTGAGGGAAGGCCACCCGACTGGCATGCTATTCGAGTTCGAGTTCGGTGATCCGCCTCGTGAGTTGGGCCCGGAATTGTAAACGTTGACTCCGAAGCGCGCCGCCGGTGGTGCTAATTGCCATGTCCTGTTGTATTCACGTGCGAGTTTGTGGAACGCTCTTCTGGCCTTTCGTCTGTGTGCGAGCGTGGCGTCTGGGTGGTGGTACAGTTTCATTGCGCGGTTAAACGCAAGTTGCTGACCATGTTGACTCCACTGGCGGGGAGTCCGGAACAAGGTATCAAGCGAAGCAGCTAGAGCAACCGGCATTGCTTGCGGGTAGTAATTTTGACGATTGATCGGGGTTGGCATCCTTACTCTTTGTAAATAAAATATTACTGCTCAACCCCACCGATGTTCCCGTGTTCCGAAAAGTTTCTTGTCTAGACAAACTTGACACGAGAGACGTTTTTCCGAGTCACATTCGCGCGGGTCAATGGATGTTTTTTATCTGAAATCTTAGCATTGCTGTTAGCATTCATATGCTTCCAGTTGTGACCAAACCAGCTATTAAATGAACCAGTTCGAAAGTACGTATTTTTACCATTTTGACGGATTCTCGTCGCGACGTCACCCTTTTTAAACGTGTGGTGGCTGATAGGATCGATTGGTTTATTGGTTGGTAGTTTCACCAATTTCGTATTGATAAAGAGACTGTGAAGTCCGGTATTGTTGTGCATACCAGCACGAGCCCGAGCAATAAATGCCAGAATACCTGGATCCAACCGAGAGACGTTCGTGGGTCCATGTCTCTGTACTTGTGCTTGTGCTTGTGCGCGTACACGGTTCATCATTTGCCGGAATTCAGCATTCGCGTTCTGGAGAGGAGGCATACAATAGGTAAATAGAAAAGTTCAACGTCATCAAAGAATGATACCAGTCGATCTGGTTAATAAAGCCCTACTTGGATGGGCCGCATTATGTTCGCTGTTTCTGAGCGTGGCTGTTAAAATGGCCGCAGATGATTCGTCCACAAAGTTTTTCACATTCGGACCGAGGGATGATCTCGTCATTCTGGATGTTAAAATCAACACCGGGTGGAGATACTCGGTGGTCATCATATACACGATAATAAGCACGGTGGCCCGAACGGTCCTTCAGGAAATTGTTTCACCGTGGCTCATACAGACTGTCCAAAATGATAAACCGAAGAATGCGTACGCACGCCGTTACGCCCAAGAGGTTGCGATTGGCGAAGTGGTGTACCGCTGGTTTGACTGGTTCATGTACATGCATATCCTCATGGCCCAAGTCGATATGATGATCGTCGAGCTCATCGGGAACCTCATGGCGGTCATCTACACGACCCGAATGTACTTGAAACCGAAAGAGGGTCTATTGCTCGACCAAAATCATTTTGAGCTCCTCGTTCAGTGAAACATCGTTGATCCGTGCCCACTTCGCCTTGAGACCCAACAGTCTACGAATCTCGTCAACGTCCAAAAAACGCAAAAACTTGCGCTTTTCTGGAATGTTCTTGAACGGCAAAGAATTGTTCACGACGTATTTCGAATCTCTGAGCGCCTGGCAGACTGGCCATGTGACCTCGCGGAGATCTCGCAACTCAGCCTCGTGTGAATCGAGGCGTGGCAGAATGACTTCGCGGAGTAACCGCGTACCTTCATTGTCCCACATACACGTCTTTCTTTCCACGTCTATAGGTGACGACATGCGATATACACGTGGAAAAATTAATGTAATCGTCTAGTAGATGGTTCTGAAGGAACTTTGGGACCTGTATTGGTGCCCGATGCGGCTCTCGGTCCGCCAGAAAGTGAAGCTCGCCCTTCTACTTGGGTACTTGGCCCATGCGGAGCAAAAAGATGCCAAGTACGATGATTGCGAGGCCGGCATACTGATGCCACGTGTTGAAACGCTCCCCGAGAATTACATAGGCAGCAATCGACTCAAGTACCGCCGAAATGCCGTCCCACATCCCGTTCACCCAGAGGACATTGGAATCTTTGAAGCATCTGATGAGGAAGAAGATGACCCCGCTATATCCGAGGAGACCACCGCCAAGGTTGCCGAGTTGGTTGCCGCGTGCAAAGAACTTCAGCTGAAAGTCACCGAATATTTCGGTGATGCAAAGCAGTACGAGATTCAGCACGACACTGTTGCTCATTCCTACTAAAGGCTTGAGAAATATAAATAAGAGATGCGAGCAGCCATCGTGACCGGTGTTGCTGGGCAGGATGGCTCCTACCTGATTGAGTTTCTTCTGGAAAAGGGATACAAGGTGTACGGCATGGCTCGGTACACCAGCGAGCCGAAGCAAGAGCGTCTGGAGCACATCGACAACCCAAACTTCAATGTGATCCGGGGCGACATGACTGATACGTCGCGCATCACGTCCATCGTGAATGACGTGGCGGCCGACAAGACATTCGAGCGCATCGAGGTGTACAACCTGGCGGCCCAGTCGCACGTCAAGGTTTCGTTTGACCAACCTGAATGGACCGCGAACGTGAATTCGCTCGGGACGCTCCGATGGATCGAGGCGATCCGTCAGGCGAACGACAATCGATTTCGGTTTTATCAGGCGGGCACCTCTGAGATGTTTGGCAAGGTGCTCGAGACGCCCCAGACTGAAAAGACGCCATTTTGGCCACGCAGCCCCTACGGAGTCTCGAAGGTTTACGCCTACTGGATCACGAAAAACTACCGCGAAGCCTACGGCATTTACGCATGCACTGGCATCTTGTTCAACCACGAGAGCCCACGACGCGGTGAGGATTTCGTGACCCGCAAGATTACCAAGGCGATTGGTCAAAACAAGTTTCCGATCCGGCTCGGGAACCTGGATGCCAAGCGAGACTGGGGTCACGCTCAGGACTATGTCGAGGCGATGTGGCGTATGCTCCAGCTGGACGAGCCGGCTGATTATGTCGTCGCGAGCGGCGAGACGCACTCGATTCGGGAGTTTGTCGAAAAGGCTTTTGCATGCAGGGGCCGGCGAGTCGAGTGGCGCGGTCAGGGTGAGCAGGAGGTGGGCATCGACGCCGACACAGGCGAGTACCTCGTCGTGGTCGACCCGGCCTTCTACAGGCCAGCCGAGGTTGACGTGTTGACCGGCGACTCGTCCGAATTCAGACGGGTATCAGGGTGGTCACCGAAGCACACCTTTGATGACCTGGTTCGCCTGATGGTCTTGTCGGATTCGTGGTTCGCCTGATGGTCTTGTCGGATTTTCGTAGCGTTTAGTAATGCAAATCTGGAAATGGCTGTTGCTCATCGGACTGCTGTTTCTGATTACATACAATCCAAGTACGCAAACTATGTCAAAATATTTTGATGACCCTAGAATAGATGTATTCACCGAACCCAAGAGAGAGGCACAAAGCGATAGCGGTGCCAGTGACGATGATTAATGATCGAGCTCATATGCTGATCGTGCACGATCGACGATACAAGGAGTGGACTTTTGTGACGGGTGGGTGCCGGCGCCGCGAGGTGTACAATCCTTTGCGGTGTGCTATCCGCGAGCTGCACGAAGAAACCCGTGGACTTATTGACGTGAAAAGCGGGTCTTACACCTACTTTCGATTCACGACCAATTATAAAGGTCCAGGGGACACCGAGGCCGACGCCGACACAGTAAGTGTCTACCACGTCTACGTCCTCGATCTCCCCATGACATCCATCGAACAAAAGTATATGATCCAGCGATTCAATGAAGAAAAGGTTAAGATGGAGTCGTCCCAGGTGCCGTTCAAGAAGAACCACGACGAGAACACAGCCATCATATGGGACACACTCGAAGGCATCTCGAACCGTCAGGATCTATGGATTCTGGTCCGGGAGTGCATCATCAACAACCCCGATTTCACCAAGGCGCTTCACGCGTCGAATAAAACGTCATTTTATCTTCGGTCATAGAAATGACAAAGTCCAAAAGAGCCTTTGCCGAGATGTATGCGGCTGCGCAAGGTCGTGAAGGAGACACGAGTCTCATTGACGAACTATGTGAAAAGTACACGATGATTGAAATCATCTACGAGATGAAAAAGTACGAAGAAGACCACAAGGAGCCCGAGCCCGAACCGCCGAAGGAGCCCGAGGCCGAACCGCCGAAGGAGCCCGAGCCCGAACCGCCGAAGGAGCCCGAGCCAGAACCGCCGAAGGAGCCCGAGCCCGCACCGCCGAAGGAGCAGCCGAGAATGTTTGATTTTTGGAGCCGTCTCTCCTCAGAAGACTAATTTTCTCGGCGTATCGTAAATGAAGGACGCACTCGCATTGGCACTCGGGGCCGCAGCACTCTATATCGCGCTCACGTGGTCGTACGCAGGCTACAAGTCCGAGACGGACTCGGTCGCCGATCGCCTGAACCAGTCAGGCCGCGTTTCGGCAAGCATTTAGAAAAACAGCACGCGAACAAGGTATGCCGGTCGTACTCACACGACCACCTCCAATTCTGACGGTCGGGGCCGGAAGCCGGAAGGTGTACACGTTGCACTCGAGTCCGAACAATGTATTTGCGTGGAATTTGGACAATGAACTCTTGAAGACTGCAACCGTCGTGTTCAAGCGTCGGTCCGATGCAGCCTTCATGGCTGAGATGATCGAGAAGCACGTCATTCGCCAGAAGGAGTGGCCGAATGTGTCGATCGTCGACAACGTGTTTTCTTTGTACGGAAGCGGTACACCGACCACGACGTACGAGAATGATCTCATAGAAATCAAGTCCTGGGATCTCGACGACCTACGCATCTTTTGCGTCACGGCCTATCTGGACATGATTTCACTGAGTTCGATTGATAGGGATGATGGGGTTTTTAAACTGAATGGTGAACTCTTGTCACTTACTGTCCCGATCGAGTTTTACATCGATCGGCTCAATTTGATGTATCACGATTAGGGATGTACGCCTCGCATTTCAGGACCGCCTTGGCGTAGGCCATGGCGAGCACAAAGTGAATGTGCGGCCAATCGAGCGCCTCGAGTTGCGAGAGCTTGATATTCATCGGGTTGACGTTAATCTCGTCGACAATCTTCTGCTGGACATTGGGATTCCCGATCGTCTCGGCGAGCAAAGTCATCTTCTGAAGCCATTTGACGTGACTTTCGTTCGTCGCTACGAACGCCTTGATGAAACGGGCAGTGACAGACTCTGGCGTCGACATATGGTACTTTATAGTACCGTATCTTTAAGATGAGTACAGGAGTGCGCCCATACCATTCTGGATGCGCAGCACGTTGTAGTTGACGGCGTACACGTATACGCTCGTGTTCACCGCGCCACCGAAGGTCGTGTCGCTGTTACGCACGATGTTGTTCATCGTGATGGTCGAAGGCGTAATCAGGCGGTAAGTGTCAATACGCGAGAAGTTGAGCGTACCGGTCGGCTGGAGTTTGGACGTGTCCAGGCAGTACGGGATGATTGCCACGTTGCGCACGGACGTGGATGTGGGTGCGTAACCGAACTGCGTGTGGTAGTACTGGTTGGTGTCGACCCACTGGACCAGGTGGCGCGAGTCACCAATGTCCGAGCCGTTCACCTGAGTCTTGAACTGCAGGTCAGCCGCAGTCG